ATGTTCAGAATTTTAAGCGCAGTTGGCGCGGCGGCTTTAGCAACCGTGATAAGCATGTCGGGAGCTTCGGCTGCTCCGGTTTATTTCTGTAAGGATGGACCATCAATTGATCTCGTGAATGATGGCTGCATTTCTGGCACAGCAAGACTTTATCCGAATGGCGGAGACGGTATTTATTCCAACTCGGGTGGTGGTGACCCGGAAGCTGCCGTAGAAACGGCAATCTTCGGTGCAACCGGAGTAGCGGTAGATATCGCGCTGTACGGCAAGTCCGATGATGACCCTGCACTTTTCAGCAATACAGGTTTCCCCGGCACGTCAGGAACATGGTCGACCGTTGCTGGTGACCTGATTAAGTACATTACTGTGAAAGCGGCTAATTCGTTCTCACTGTTTGATGTTGGCAATACGTCAGCAGGGGTATGGTCGACCGCTGGCATCCTAAACAATGGTGGTGAGCAACCCGGTGTCTCCCACATATCCTTCTGGACGGCTGGCAGCACACCCCCACCAAGTCCAGTACCGCTGCCGGCCGCCGGCTGGATGCTGATTGCGGCTCTGGGTGGTCTGGGCGCTATGCGCCGGTTCCGCAAATCCTGAGACGCGCAATCTGATGATTTAGAGCGGCCCTCTCTTTCGGGGGCCGTTTTTCATTTCGCCGCACAAAACCCCGGATGCCAGACATACCCGTTTTCTTTGCTCAACTGTGTCATGGAATTATTACACTTCCACCAAAAATCCTTGGCGGCAAACTGGCCACTGAGTAATCAGACTATGACCGCTCCCAGAAAATTATGCTGCACTGCCGAAATGCGGTCACCGCTTCGCTCGGTGTGTCGTAGAAAAGTCCCCCACAAGTCCAGCAGATCGGTTTGTCCGCTCTACCGTCATTCGCCTCATCAAAAATGCTGCGCGGTGCACGAACGGCAGGTCTGGTGAAGCTGCGGCGCGGCATCGGCACTATTGATGGACGGCAGCTTTGGGCTGGCTGCGGCCATTGACCGATGCCGTGCGAATGCACCCTTCGTCCCGCATAGCGGACCAACACGATATGCGGACACCCCCAAAAGTTAAGGTTGAGATTGCGCGCCGCGCTGCACCCCCGGGGGACGGCAAAATCTCTGCGCTGACCAATCAGGGACCAGCGTGGAAAGGTGGCTTTTCATAAACCGCAACAAATAAGGTTCGTGGCCGAACAACTTACAGCAACGCCTGGGGGCAGGCGATTCTTTCCGTCTTTAGCGATAGGGACCGGCGTTGGAACCTGATTTTTCGCATCCACAAATCAGGCAATTCGCCTTAACCACGTCTCGCTTGACGGGCAGGGCAGGCTAAACGGATCACCGCTAACCCCCGGCTCGAAATTCGCGGGCGTGCGAAACGTGGACCTGATACCGGTCCGGATAATGCTTTGCAGAAAGATTTTACCCCCCCGGCCCCCCGGGGCACCTGCACGCTCGGCGCTCGCAAGGGGCGGGCATCCTTGCCTTGAATCGCTGTTATGCCTTGCTGAAACAGGTGACAAATCCGGTGACAAGGCAAATTAAACGGCAAAAGCCCCCAGAGGGGCTTGCCATAAGTCTCTGATATTTTTGAGATTTTTGGCTCCGGCGGTAGGGATCGAACCTACGACCAATTGATTAACAGTCAATATTCACCATATAACTTATCCCAAATATGTAAAACTATCGCGGTCACTATTTCCCATATTTTACTTGCATGTACGCCATATGATAGGCGATGATACTAACGTGGGGTAACGGTTCAATACTGTCCAATCTGTTACCCCTGTGTTACCCCAGAGGGAAAATTGACTATGGCAAAGGCACTCACGACAAAAGCGATAGAAGCCGCGAAATCGGGCGAGAACCGCCGCGAAATTCCTGACCCGGCATTGTCCGGGCTTTATCTTGTGGTGCAGCCGAGCGGGGCGAAATCCTGGGCCTTGCGCTATCGCTATGCGGGCAAGCCGAAAAAGCTGACGCTAGGCCGGTGGCCGGTCATGGGATTGGCCGATGCGCGCGCCGCTGCATCCGAGGCTATCGAGGCGGTAGACCACGGCAACGATCCGAGCGCGGCGAAGAAACGGACCAAGGCCGCGCGGATGGAGGCGCAATTGTCCGAGCGGGACAAGATCAAGACACTGATGGAGCAATACGGCAGGCGGCATCTGTCCACCCTAAAATCAGGGGAGACCGTCAAGCGCGAGTTGAACCGGCACGTTGTGGCGATCTGGGGCGACCGGGACATTCACGACATTGCCAAGCGCGACGTGATCGACCTGCTGGACGGGATAGCCGATAACGGGCGGGTTGTGACCGCCAACCGCGTCCGGGCTTATCTGAACAAGTTTCTAAGCTGGTGCGTCGAGCGCGATATTATCGACCAATCCCCCGCGATGGGCGTGAAACCCGTGGCGAAGGAAAAGAGCCGCGACCGCGTTCTGTCGGATGATGAAATCAAATGGTTCTGGCAAGCCTGCACCCGCGAGGGCCAGCCATGGGGCCACCTTGGCAAAATGCTTTTGCTGACCGGCCAGCGGCTTGGCGAGGTTGTGAACATGACCGACCGCGAGGTTATCGCCGATCTATGGCACTTGACCGCTGACCGCACAAAGAATGGTCGCGCGCATGACGTGCCATTGTCAGAAACCGCACTGGACGTTCTGGGGGCGGTGGAGCGCATTAATGGCGGTGCAGGCTACATCTTCACCACTACGGGCGAAGGCGCGTTACAAGGTTATCACAAGGGCCGGAATCACATTGCCAAACGCATGGCAGAGATTGCGGGGCAGGAAATTCCGCATTGGACGTTTCACGACTTGCGCCGCACCGCTGCAACCGGCATGGCGCGGCTGGGCATTCCGGTGCGCGTCACAGAGGCCGTTCTGAACCATGTGAGCGGCACCGCCGGGGGCATTGTGAGCGTTTACCAGCGTCACGACTATGCCGACGAAAAGCGCGGGGCGCTAGACGCATGGGCGCGCTTTGTGGGAGATTTGGTGGACGGTACGTCAGATAACGTGCTGCTACTGGAAGGGGTAAGGTAATGGCAAAGAGTATTAAAAAAGGTATTGGCATGATGGAACGGGTTGTCGTGCAGCGCGATGTATCAGACTTCGCCGATGCCAACGCCTTTGCATTGGCATTTTTTGACGCCTTAGATGCAAATTGCATCCCCAAGAATGTAAGGGCGGGCAACGCTGAACGGAGCCGGAAGATACTTGCAATGGCCGGTATAGAGTTGGGCGATATAGAGTCTGTTCGCAAGCTTGCGACATATAGTGAAGATAGCGCCGAAAAATTGGCGGCGGAATGGTTGCGGACATTTCGTTACATTGAAGCGCTGAAAGAGAAAGCCGCAAGCGGCGACGCAACGGCAGTAAATGATCTGATTGACGAGGCAGAACACCTTGGCGTCACTCAGGAACGCATGTGGTGGCGTTGTTGCCTTGATTATTCAACCGGGAAGAGGCGCGAAAGCTTGGCGTTATCCGGTCGAGATCAGGTGAAAGGCGGGATCAACGGCAACGCTATGAAAACTGATAATAGCTTTGCAACACTTCACAGTGTCGAGGCTCAAACATTGGCAAATGAAATATCTGCCCGAAATCCGAATTTGTCTTGGACTGCAATAATTAAAAACATCGCGTCGAAATACGGTGTTAGCCAGAAAACAGTGAAAAATGCGCTCTTAAACCCCAAGCGTATGAACAAAGGCGGGTAAGGCAGAGGCGAATTACCCAATCAGGATGGGTCAGCAAGGTGGCGTGCATAACGCAACCTAGCAAGAGGTATCCTGATGGAAAGCAAGTTGAAAACGGCAACGGCAGTGCGTGATGCACTTGGCGGTGTATCTGACATGACACTTTGGCGCTGGCTGAATGATCCGGCGCTTAACTTCCCTAAGCCTATTTACATTGCTCGTCGCCGCTACTGGCGTGAGGCGGATGTATCGGCATGGCTGGATGCTCAGGCCGAGGTGGCAGCATGAGCAATATGACAAAGGAAAACGCCGGGGCAGCGGCAACTGCACCCGACGCTCAAAAGATTTATGAAGCGCCTCAGCTTCCCGCAAACCTTATCCCAAACTGGGCGGCAAGTCACCCCATTCTTGCACTGCATTGGGGGATCTCGGCATGAGTATTGCAAAGCAAATCCCCGATCATATCAAGCGCGTGTCCCGCTCTGTGGGCTATGCACTCTGGCTGGATAATTCCGACGATTGGTTTGGCCTGCCCGTGATCCTGCGGGCGCGGTTGGATGCGCGTCAACGCGCGGCTTTGGCTTTCATGGCGCTAAAGTCTCTGGACAACGACGATGCAGTTTTGACCGTTGAAGCGGCTCTGCGCAGAGGGCTGGCATGATGGATGGCACTTTTGACGAATGGATTGATGCGGGTTGCCCGAATGATAGCGGCGACGATCCCTTGAAAATGCCCCGTCGTGATCCTTCTAACTATGACTTCCCGTCACGCAGATCAGGTGCGACATACATCGTTCCGGGGCTGCGTAAACGGGCCGCTGATCTGGCATCCCTGATAAAACCGTTTCATGCGATTGGCGCGGTTCTGTCGTCTCGCTACCTTGTCAAAGATTGGTTGGATCGCGGGGCTTTGTCTGTCGTCTACGGCGAAAGCAACGTCGGCAAAACCTTCTTTGCTCTTGATCTAGCGATGCACGTTGCAGCGCGTAAGGACTGGCACGGCAACCGCGCACCGGCTGAACACGCTGGGCCGGTTGTCTACGTGGCAGGCGAAGGCGGCGCGGGCATCAACAACCGCATCGCAGCGATCAAGCGAGAGCGTGGCGACCTGTGGGAAGGCGTTGAACTGCACTATGGTTTTCACCTGTTGCCGACAACGCTGGACCTTTGCACCAGCACCGACGCGGCGCACCTTACAACGGTTCTGACCCATGAATGGGATAAGCTTCCGTCATTGATCGTGATCGACACCTTGGCCCGGTCTATGGGCAACGGCGACGAGAACACCGCCAAGGATATGGGTGCATTCGTTCGGAGCGTAGACTTTCTACGGGAAAAGACCGGCGCGCATGTGATGGTCATTCACCATAGCGGCAAAGACACCAGCAAGGGCGCAAGGGGCAGTGGTAGCCTGCGGGCGGCGGCTGATACCGAAATCGAACTGACCCGTTCCGGGGCCGTCGTGATGGCCGAGACAAAGAAACAACGCGACATGCCAACGGGCAAGATATTTGCCTACACCCTGCGCGGCGTTCTGATCGGGCAAGATGAGGATGGCGATGCGGTTACATCTGCCGTCGTGGAGGTTGCCGAACCTGTCAAGAAAACCCCGCGCCTGAGCGCGCAACAAAAGATTGCCATGCAGGCTTTCGGGGATGCGATAGCGCATCGCGGCGAAAAGCAGCACGGCGATATGTTCCCCGACAACCGCCAATGCGTCTCGCTGGATCACTGGCGCGAGTATTGCGACCGCCATTCACTGACCAGCGGTGAAGGCGATAGCAGCAAGCGCACAGCCTTCCACAAGGTCAAGACAGCCCTGCAAGACAAAGAGATCATCCGCGTTGTCGATGGCTTTGTGTGGAGGTGCGAGGAATGAGCGTTCCCACCGTTCCCAACCGTTCCCGGCAACATATCGGAACACGGTCTAGCCACCGTTCCCACCGTTCCCCCCCTCTAAAGAGGGGGAACGTAGGGAACGCAGACCCGGCCAAAGAACAATTCAAAGAAAGATCGAGCCAATGAATTACACCAGAACACCAATCGACACCGGCACGGCGATCACGCTGGCACAGGCAAAAGACCATCTACGCATCACACACTCAGAAGAAGATGCGCTTATCACTGGCATGATCGTGGCCGCGTCAAACGAGATCGAGGCGCAGACCGACATTGCGCTGTTGTCGCAGACCATCACCGCGACAACGGATGAATGGCCGGGGAAGGTCATCGCTTTGCCAGTCGGGCCGATGGCAGCGGGCACGGTGGCAACGGTTGAACTGATCGAGATCGACGGCACGACAACGCCAGTCACAACGGGGTTCTGGTTCGAGAGTGGGCGCTTTCCCCGGTTGCACTTCACCGACACCACACCGGGCGGGCGGCTGCGGATCACCTACACCGCAGGGTTCGCGGACCTGCCTGCGGACTTGGCGCACGGCATCGCTGATCAGGTGTTGCGGCTCTACGACGAGCGCGGCGGCGTGATGGACAAGGGGCCGAGCCTGTCACCGCATACGGCGCGAGTTATCGCACGGCATCGGAGGGTTTCGATATGACCCGGCATCTGGTGCCAATGCCCCGGTTTCAATGCCTACGTAGGACCGATGAGGGGATATGCGCTTTCGCGCTGTGTCTGTCAGGCACTCAACCAAACCCCCAACACCGTACCGACAACGGTGGCAATCGCTCCAACGGAAGCGGCAATCCAAGTTGTTTTACGGGCGAGTCGCTCCGCACGGGTATGTCTTTCCTCGTCGTTTCTACGATCAATTTCCATCTGCGAAAATGCGGCAGCCACGCGTTCAGCTTCCGTGCGATTGGCAAAGGTTTTTGCGACTTCGCGTCGAAGAATTTCAACGGTCTTTTCTTTCAGCCGCTCATTGAGTTCCAGCTCGCTCCGCACAACCTCAACACCACCCCGAGCGTTAAATACGTGAAAAATATTTTCCTCGGCCAACATTCTTTCCTCTCACTGTTCACGCCCAGTCGATGGAGGCTCGCATGAAGGCATCCACAAAAGCAATCCGCTTCCTTGAAAGCCTGAGCATCCCCGAGGGTCCGAAGGCTGGTGACAAGATCAAGCTGGCCCCGTTTCAGAAGAAATTCGTAAGGGGCGCGTTGACCGATGGCGTCAACGTCGCTGTTCTGTCGATCGGCAGGGGCAACGCGAAAACTGCCCTGTCGGCTGGCATCGCGCTGGGCGCGGTGATGGGCAAATGGGATCGGCAACCCCGGCGCGAAATATTGATTGCAGCTAGAACGCGAGATCAGGCGCGCATTGCCTTTGATTTTGTCGTGGGGTTCATCCGTTCCCTGTCTGACGAGGATCAGGCGCAATTCACGATCCGGCGCAGCCCTAGGCTGGAGATCGAGTTTGAAGGCGACGGCGGCGGGCATTTCATCCGCGCGATTGCAGCCGATGGCAAGACGGCTCTGGGATCGGCGCCGACTCTGGTGTTGATGGATGAGCGTGGCCATTGGGCGGCGGATCAGGGTGACGCTCTGGAACATGCGCTCTTGTCTGGTCTGGGCAAACGCGCTGGGCGGGCGCTGATTATCTCGACCAGCGCGGCGGATGATAGTCACCCGTTCAGCGTCTGGCTGGATGAGGATGGCCCCGGCATCTATCGGCAGGAACATCGCCCCGCACCGGGCTTGCCTGCTGATGATCTGGAAAGCCTGAAACTGGCAAACCCCGGCGCGGCGGCTGGTATCGGTTCAACGCTGGAATGGCTGCAAGCGCAGGCACGGCGGGCGATTGCGCGCGGTGGTTCGACGCTGACCAGCTTCCGGCTCTACAACCGAAACGAGCGGATCAGCGGCGAAACGCGGGATCTGCTGTTGACCGTTGATGAATGGCTGGCCTGCGAGGCTGGCCCCGATGAACTGCCCGAGCGGGCAGGGCAATGCGTGATTGGCATCGACCTGGGCGGCTCTGCATCCATGACGGCTGCGGCGTTCTACTGGCCCGATAGCGGGCGGCTGGAATGTCACGGCACTTTCCCGAGCAGGCCGACGCTGCTGGACCGTGGGCAGAATGACGGCGTGTCGGGCCGATATGTCGAAATGCAGGACCGGGGCGAACTGTCGGTTCTGGGCGATCAGACGGTTCCCGTCGCGCCGTGGCTGGCACAGGTGATGGCCCATGTAGATGGCGAGGCAATCGCCGCTCTGATTATGGACCGCTACAAACAAGCCGAACTTGGCGAGGCTATCGACAAGGCGGGCATTCGCGCGCCGCTGGTCTGGCGCGGTCAAGGGTTCCGCGATGGTGGCGAGGATTGCACGAGATTCCAGCGCGCGGCCTATGACGGCAAGGTCAAAACCGCCCCGTCGCTGCTGTTGCGCTCTGCTTTCGCGGATGCGGTCACGCTGCGCGATCCGGCGAACAATTTGAAACTGGCAAAGGCGAGATCGACGGGCCGTATCGACGCGGCGGCGGCGACCGTCTTGGCCGTGGCCGAGGGCGCGCGGATCATGGGCAGGCCACACAAGACGGCAAAGGCGGTTTGGATATGAAAGAGCATTTCCGCCATTCAAAGAAGATCACGCGCGGGCGGCGCTGGCATGTGCTGCGCATGGCAACGCTGGAGCGCGACGGCTGGGCTTGCGTTGATTGCGGCTCACAAAGGCGGCTGGAGTGCGACCACATCAAGCCGGTGCGCACACACCCGCACCTTGCCCATGACCCGAAGAATTTGGCCATTCGCTGCGCGTCTTGCCACACGAAAAAAACCCGAATCGAGTGCGGCATCAAACCGCTACCGAAACCCCGTCAAGATTGGCGGGATAGCGTCAACGCGCTGATGCGCGAGGGCAAACAACCTAACGAGCATAAGGAGCAATAATCATGCTTGATTCTGTGAAGATCACCCGGCGTCAGTCGGAAATCCGCCAAACCCTTGCGGGGCTGGTGGGCAAGGAAACCCCAACCGAGGACGAGGTGCGCAACATCGAGGCGATGGACCTTGAGTTTCGCAACAATGAAACCCGCTATCGGGCGGCGCTGATTGCCGAGAACGAGGAACGCAAAGAGGCCGGGGCCGAACTGGAAACCCGTTCCAGCACCGAATGGGCCGACATGATGGCCGGTTTTGAGATGCGCCAAGTTGCGCTTGCTCTGGACGAGGGGCGCAACCTTGACGGCAAAACCGCCGAGATCGTGCAAGAACTGCGAAGTGCGGGCGGTTATCGCGGCATTCCTGTGCCGTGGCAGGCGTTGGAACAACGGGCCGGTGAAACGATTGCCAGCGGCACCCCTGACCCGATCAGCACCCGCCCGATCATCGACCGGCTGTTTCCCGATAGCGTGGCATCGCGCATGGGCGCGCAAATGATCAGCATCGACCACGGCGCGGTTGAATGGCCGGTGACAACATCGGCAGTCACGGCGGGATGGGCCGCAAGTGAAACCGGCAATGTTGCCGGGCCGAGCGCATACGCCACCACCGACCGCCCGATGAAGCCGGATCACAATCTTGGCGTTCAAATGCGGATCACCCGCAAGACGTTGAAACAATCGGGCGCGGCGCTGGAGCAAGCGGTGCGGCGCGATATGTCGGGCGCAATGGGGGCCGAGGTGGACAAGGCTGTTTTCCTTGGCACCGGGGCCGATGGGCAACCCTTGGGCGTTATCACTGGCGCGGCAACCTACGGTATCACCAGCACGGCGGTTAATGCGGCACCGACCTACAACGCCTTCCTTGCCGAGGTTGTGGCGTTCATGGCTGGCAACCTGATCACGTCACCCGGTGAAATCCGCGCGCTGATGCGGCCTGAATTGTTCGGCATCCTTGAAGGCACGTTGAACAGTGTTACGCAATCGACGGAATATTACCGGCTTGCCTTCCTGTTGGCAGGACGTGGCGCAACTGGCACATTCCCAAGCAACATCTCTGTAAGCTCAAATGCGCTTGCGGCACCGGCTGGCGATCCTCTGGCGACTAATATGCTTATGACCACCAGCACCGGCGGCGTTGCGCCGATCTTTGTCGGGGCATGGGGCGCGGTTGATGTGATTCGCGATCCTTACAGCGATGCACAATCGGGCGGGCTGCGCATCACGGCACTGGCGACGATGGATTTGACGGTTGCGCGGCCTGCACAACTGCGCGTCCTGACGGGCCTGCAAGAACCGGCGGCAAGCTGATGCTCTGGGGTTCGCATCAAGGCGGGCTGGAACTGCGCACCGAGGGCGGGGAAACCCGCCTTCGGGCAACCTTCCCCTATGGCCGGGAAACCGTGCTGTCGGATGGTGCGCATCCCCGCAAAGAGATCATCGCAAGCCGGGCTTTTGGTGATCGGATCGAGCGCCGCGAGGAAATCCATTTTCTTTCCGGGCATGACTATAACAAGCCGCTGGCGTCAACGTCGGCTGGCACCCTGACCCTGCGCGATTCTGATCAGGCGCTGGAAATCGAGGCCATGATAAAGGGCAACACCACCTGGGCGCGTGACTTTCTGTCGGCGCATGAGGCGGGGCTGATCAAAGGGCTTTCACCGGGCTTTCGCGTCCGACCGGGCGGCGAAGGGATCGAGGCGCGAGACGGTGGCATTCTGCGCACCGTGCGCGCGGCTGACCTGTTTGAGATCAGCGCGGTAACTTTACCAGCCTATCCGGCGGCACAAATCGAGGCGCGGGGCTGGCAACCTAGGGCGGGCGATCACCCTAGCACCGGCCTGCACCGCACACTGAATAGATGGAGGGCTTGATATGTTTGGATGGTTCAAACGGAAACAGGTTGAAACGAGATCGAGCGGTTCCGGCTATACGTCCGAAATCATGGCGGCGCGGCAAAGCTATATCAGTAGTGCATCGGGCATCGGGGAACTGACCGCCACCGTGCAAAGCTGTGTAAGCCTCTGGGAGGGCGGTTTCGCTCTGGCAGATGTGCAAGGCACCGACCTGTTGACGAGGCACACAATGGCGCTGCTGGCGCGGTCTGTGGCGCTGCGGGGGGAGGCTGTATTCCTGATCACCGGCGACGGGCTGGTTCCATGCTCTGATTGGGATTTAAGCACCCGCAACGGCATCCCGAGGGCTTACCGCCTGTCTATCAGTGAGGCGGGCGGCGGGCGCAGGGAAACCGCACTTGCGGGCGAGGTTTTGCACATTCGCACCGGGGCCGATACGGTGGCACCTTGGACCGGGCAGGCACCGCTTAGGCGGGCTGCGCTATCGGCAAACCTGCTGGATGAGGTGGAAACCGCTTTGCGCGACGTTTACCGCGATTCGCCTTTAGGTTCCCTGATCGTGCCAATGCCAGAAGGTTCCAGCGACGACATGGCGACCATGCGGGCGGCATTCCGAGGGCGGCGCGGTTCAACGCTGGTCGTGGAAGGCGTGGCGCAAGCGACGGCGGCGGGGATGAATCCGCAACTGAACAAATCGCCGGATCACCTTTCGCCCGATCTGTCAAAGAGCATGACCAAGGAAACGCTGGGCGCGGCGCAGGATGCACTCTGCGGCGCGTTCGGGGTTCTGCCGGGGCTGTTCAACCGGGCGACGACCGGGCCAATGGTTCGCGAGGCACAACGGCACCTTGCGGGCTGGACGTTGCAACCTATCGCCATGCTCTTGGCCGAGGAAGCCACCGAAAAGCTGGGGGCCGAAATCATGATCGACACCTTGCGACCTTTGCAGGCGTTCGATGCTGGGGGCAGGGCGCGGGCGCTATCTACAATCGTTCAGGCGCTTGCCACGGCGAAGGCGGCAGGGATCGACGCGGGCGAAGTGAATACGGCGCTAACGCTGGTGAATTGGGGGGAAAGCGACAAGGCGGCGTGACGGAATGGGCAGGATGCGCCCGGTGATCAGACGCCATCGCATCCCCGTTAGACGGAGAGTGGGCAAACCCCGTCAAGGCGCGGCCTGTTTTGAAACTTTGCAGGCGCGGCGCAGATTCTATCTGAAAACACCTTTTTCGATAACAGGCCAGCGCTTTACCCGAGGTTCATGATATTGTTGGCCATCGGGGCACCGCTCTAAAATTTCAGCGAGTGTTAAGCCACCATACAAACAACGCTCTCCATCGCTTGTTATCCTGACACAATTAGATTCGTGATGGTATTCACTGTATCCTATTTCCATGAGGCCCAATTCGACCAGATTTTTTATAGTTTTCTCACCGATTCCCGGCCCAAGTTTGGCCTTCGAGCAAAAATCCCCTTGTAGGTAATCGTGCTCAAATTTTGCGTTTTCAAGGGCTTTCACTTCTCTGCCCGATAATCGGTAGCTCAT